ATACCATCAGACCTGGCAATTGTTTTAAAAAAGAAGGCACAGAAGATGCCGAATCTTCTATTAGTGGTGTATCTCATATCCTTAATGAGTTAGAGCTGGATGGCTCGAATTTCGTGGTGCAGAGTGGTACTGCGTCTATGGAAGTTACCGATGATCAGAACAGTACTTGGCACCAAACATTGCAATTTGCTGATGCTGCACCTGGCGATATTGCCGCAGTACCAAACATTTTGTCTACGGACACTGTTAGTGGTGATTATGACCAGTTGACGCTTCATGAGTTTTTCAAACGACCCGTATTAATTCATACGGCTGAATGGACACAAGGTGAGTTGAGTTCATTTCGTATCAACCCGTGGGGGCTTTTTGCCCTCAATCCACGAGTATCCAATAGGATTTGCAATTTTGCCCGCATGCGTTTCTCTTTGAAGGTTAAGATAACGCTGACTGGTAATGGTTTCTTCTATGGGAGAATGATGGCTTCTTATCTGCCTTTAGAGGCCTTTGATCAGTTGACACAGGTGCGTAGTGGCATTGTGCTCGACACCATTGAGGCATCGCAACGTCCCCATATTTTGTTGGATCCTTCAACTTCTGAGGGAGGCGTTATGGAACTTCCCTTCTTCTTTCCAAATGAAACTTTTGATGTCGCAGGAGGAGATGTTGTATCAGCTGGTGTGTTGGATTTTATTGATATGACCCAGTTGCGCCATGCCAATGGTTTCGGTGGTCCCGTCAAAATATCAATGTTTACCTGGACGGATAATATGGAGTTGTCTTGTCCAACACAGGCCAAAACTGCTGGCTTGTCCCCTCAAAGTGGTATTGAGGGTTTTGCACATGTAAACTTTGTTCCTCAATCTGGACATGCTTCAAGGAGTGTTGACGAAAATTTTTCACGTTTTGTCCCTGATACAGCTGGCAATTTGGCTTCTGGTGAATCACCAATTGAATGTACTAAGCTCACGTTTACCAGGGGTCAATCAGTATCCACTGATTCAACAATGATGGGCT